CCTTACTTCTTATTTGTTGATTACAGCTACTACATCTCACTGTATTCTTATCATAGATAGCACTGCATAGTTTACACCAGTTCCATTTATTATATCCACCTGATTTCATAGGTGGTCCGCAGCTGAATTTCATACCATTTACATATACTGTATTCTTTGCTTTAGTCATTATGCACCCAATCTCCTAATGTGTCAAACTTTAAAGCTTTATCTGAATACTCACGCAACTTTTCTAGGACTTCTTCTTTAGTAAAGTCCCTGTTAATAGCGTTGTCACCAAATGCTATCTCGTAGATTGCTTCCATAAAGTCATAGTGTTTACCGATTTGGTTCATCTTAAACACTCCACACACATACATAAATCACAATGAATAAACAAGTGATGTATTCTTTCACATACAGTGCATTCAGTTCGAGGTGTTCCTGCTTTAATAAAATTACTTGCTGGTGTCATTAACAACACCTCGTATCGTGCATTTCATACCTGCCGTTAGTGTTTTTATATTCGTCACATCCATCAGTCCAAATCGATGTGTGTCTGTTCTCAGTCCATATCATACACTCACCACAATAATAGTGAGCTAATATGTCCATCTCTAGGTCTCCGCCGTCAAACTTAGCTTGTCGCTTACATTTGGGACAGTCTTTCTCTTCTTTTTTCATTTATCCATTCCTCTTTTGTGTATTCTTTATAATACCAGTTTCTGCTGTAATGTAAATCCCAACTACAACTCTCACAATAAATTGATATGTCGTGTGTTATAAAATTATTCTCACAACAGCAACAATTTTTAATCATCTAGCACCCAAAACCAAGGTTCATTTCTTTCCCAACTATCTTTACCTTCGTAGATTTTATCTAAAACTCTAGCCATACAATGCACAAAACCTATAGCAAGTTTGTATTGATAAGGTATTTCATCGGGGTTGTCTTTACCGGTGTGCATTACGATTCCTTTTTTTTAATCTTAGACGCTTCTTGGGTTTCTTTTCTAAAATAGAAAAGTCAATCCATCCACTACCTCGGCGTGTGCAAGAAGGTTCGTCACTATAATCTGCTGACATAACCTATTCTTGTTGCTCCTTGTATAAAAAGATTAGCTTTTGTAACTTGTTTAAATCAGCTAATGCTGCATATAATGTAAATTCCATCTCATCAAGTAGTGAATATCCTGACATTGGCTCAGGGTCACATATCTCATCTAGCATCTCTTCTTTGTCACTTTCTCTTATGCTATTTACAATGTCAGCTATATGATTGACATACTTAGTTGTTCGTTGGTATTCTGCTTCGTCTTTCTCTGCTTTACTTTTTCTTTTTGTCATTTGTTCTCTCCAATACATTCTCTCTTATCACTTTAGGGTCTGCTTGAGACGGGTCGTAAACTACAGGCCCTACTTCTAGCACTCCTTTCTTATCTTTCTTCACATACTCTCCCAGCTCTTCTTCTTCATCAAGCCAGTCATCTTCAGTGATGATTTTATTTTTCATTAACTCAGCTACAAATATCGCAAACAATTTCTTCTCTGCTTCGTTCATACTGTTTATGTTGGTTTTATTCATATTTAAATCTTTGGATGTATGTTTTGACCACATCGCTCCCACTCTGTTATCTGTCCATCTTTCCAAACACAATGTGTTGCTCGAAGAAGGCCCTCATTTGAAGAAGTATTGTGATAAAGCTCTTTATACTCGTCAAGGGTTACTAATGTGTCCATTAAGAAAGCCATCATAGCTCTTCGACGGTATCGTGAACCATAGAACTTAACTTCATCGTAATCAAGTAAGTGCTCTACTGCCCACATTTTAAATATCACATTAAATGAATCCTGTTTTTCATCAGTATTGTAATTATCATTCATAAACTGCTGTAAACCTGCCAAAGAACCCATTTGAAATGTGTATCTATTATTACTTAATCTGACAGGGTAAAAGAGCCTATTGTCTACTCGTGAATTACCACTTGTCTTGTATAACAGCATAGTCCCTTCTTTTTGTTTTGCTGGGTCATCACTTATTAACATTTTGATGAGTCTGTCCCTGATTACAGTAGGCACTCTACGGCCTCGCCATATGTAATTGTGTTCGTTCTTGCGGTAGATGGCTGCAAATTGAAAACACCCATTACGTGGCCCATACTGACTTAATTCAACTGCTTCATCTGGCGTGATGTTCTCATTCTTAATCATTTCAGCATAACAAACATTATGTGTGCTCCACTCCGATATTAATTGGTGAGCTGATGAATTATCCCAGTCTTGCTTTTCTATTCTATATAACTGTGTCATTTTTTTTATTCCTCTTCTTTATTAGTTCTTTATAAGTGCTGTGTCCTGTTCCTCTTGGGTTCTTATTCTTGAGCAAACGTTTCCTCCAATACTTACTATCGCCGTAATATTCACGAATCATATCCTTGTCAATCTCTGATACTTTCTTCCGGCGTTTCACTTTCTCAACCTCTTCAGCAGGTTACTGTCTTTTTTACTTAAAGAACCAGTGAACAACCCCTTCTCGTCTCGGCTGCGTCTCATTGAATATTTATTCCACATCTCAGTTTCCTCAGCTAACTTTTTCTTTCTCTCGTCAGTCAGTGCAATAAACTTTGCTTTACCATCATTACCTATAAACACAGCAGTCTTGTATTCCTCTACAATTACTTCACTTACGTGCCAATGCTCTTTGCAAACCTCACAGTGATAGCTCTCGTGACTGTTATCATTTTCTGGCTCGTGTCGCATACGACTTGATGATTTTTCTTTGCATTCAGGACACATAACTCTAGCCTTACCGGCCTTTCCTCTTTTATATCGCTTCACACTTCAAACCCTTCTGCTCTTGTTGTATCTAAAAATACTTTGATGTCGGTGATAGCAATTATACCATCATATCCATTCTGAGCTACTGGTAGATAATCTTCCAGCATATCCATTTCTGCAAAGTAATTAACAAATGCTTCAGGTATTACTATAGATTTGCCTGACCCGCTGATTCTTATTGCGTTATCGTCAGCTAGTCTATCAAGCCCACAATATCCACCTTCATTTGCTTCTACTTTATCTAAAGCGTCAAAGAATTCTAGTATATTATCTGTGTCACTGTCTGACTCAGGGAGCGTTTTAGTCCACCCTGATTTACCACCGTAGTATTTGATACCGCCGTAGTTTTCGTAAGATGACCAGTCATATGCACCGTATGCATAATTAAATGCTTTGGTTGCTTCAAACTTGATATGTTCTGGATGGTTTTTGAAATGCTGAAGTAATTTAGGCACTAAATGTGTAGCAAATGCTATAGATTCATATAAATGCTCCATAATTATGTATTCTTTACCTGAATGTGCATTATAATAACCAGCAAATAGATTGATACCGTTGATGTCTAAGGTTGATACTATCTCACTTACATCAGATATAGAGCCACTTGTAGTTCTAAGGTCAAATGGCTTACCCCATTCTTGTAACATCTTATCCATCACATCTGAGCATAGTTTGTAGTCACTATTTTGTGTGATGATGTCAGTATGACCGTTTCTATCTATTGTGATGTTGAATACAATATCGCTGAACTTATCACTGTGATGGTCCATTGCGTGTCTTGCTCCGTTACATCCTGTTTCTTCACTTACTGTTAGTAAGCCACTTAACGGGGTGTCAATTGCTTTATTACTTATCATTCGTAATACTGCAAATACACCGCATTTGTCATCGCCGCCAATTACCTGATTGTTGGTTGAATGGAGCACTGTTCCGTTATCTTTTATCTGCTCGACTATTATGTCAGGAGCAGCGGAACCTACTGTGTCCATATGTGCATTAAGTAAGATGCGTTGGTCACCCTCTACATCGTTGCTGAAATATATATTTCCAGCTGTGTCTATCTCGTAATCAATCTTCTGTTGCTTCAAGTATTGCGTAACATACGCAATCATAGGGTGCTCGGACCCACTTGGGCTGTAGATTGATAACATAGATGACAGCATATCGATGTCACTTATTGCTTCCATATCTGGTATTTTGGTGGTAATGCTTGTGCTAGGCTCTGGCAGTTCTATAACTGCCGCTTTGTTCTCTGTTTTCTGTTGCTTAGTCATTTTCTAATTCCACTATTGCGTAACTGTCACTGTATAGTTGCTCTTCAACTGTATATTGTGTAGCTGTAGAGTTACTATCGTTTATTTGGTAATATCTTGTTCTTTGGTCTTCATCTTGATAATAGGTATAGTCGCAATCATCGCTCAATGGTTTTTCGTGCCAATACGGCAACCATCTTTGAGTTACTAAATTTGTGCGGTCTCCTGTATCATCAAAAGATAGAGCTGTAGGATGTTGTGCAAGTATTGAACGAATACTGCTGTCGTGACGTGAACCACGATAAGCAATCAACTTATGAACTGGGAATGTAGTCTTAGCCCATTCATTTACTGCTTTGAATAATGATACATACACTTCTGATTTTGATTGTGTATGCTCTGTTAAATATAATCTTGAAGGTGCTACAAACACAGGGTCAGCATCGTTATCCCACGATACTTGGTTATTCTGCTTGAATAATCTAATTACTGAGCGACCTATGATTTCTTCTTCACTGTTTCTGATAAAAGCAAATAGATGTGGGTTCACAAACATATCCATATAACCAAAGCCATATGAATTTCTATTACTTGCTAATTGACAACTACTACTTCTGCTGTTAAATCGGTCTACTTGTCGTAAAAATTCAATATTACTTTCGAAACCAATGCTTATACCTAACTTGACGTTGGTAGCATTAGTATTGTATTTTTGTAAGGTATCATTCCAATGTTGCTCATTCCGTTCGTCTCTTAATCCAGCAATCCACTGAGGTAATCTGTTTTTATATGCTCTATTAAATATTTGGTTGATGGCTCGACGTAAATCTGCTCCTTCATTTGTTTTATTAGTGGATAATTGTTCAGCTAAATCATTCTTACGAATATAATCGATAACATAGTTAAAATAATTTTGGCCTTGGTCTTGTAATGACACATCAGTGCCGTTGATTTCTTCTGAATGACGTCCACCGTGCTCTCCAACAAGTCGTCGATATTGTATGTGCTTAGCAAATAGATGTCGCATAGGGTGGTAAAGACCATACTTTTTATGCTCGGTCAAAAATGTATTTGATGATATTAATTTTGTGATTATTTCAGCTGTATCTTTGTATACTCTGCTTGTAATGGACATTTCACCATTCCACCAAGCTGGTGCTTTTTCTGGTGTAGTATCAGCAAGGTATACACCCATAGCACCCTTAACTATTTCTTTATTGATGTTCTCGTAATGGTCTTCTTCACCTTGATAAAACCAAGCAGCGAAATTTCTGGTTGCTGGAGTTATGGTTCTGTATGATTCTAAAGTATGAATGGTATTTCTTGATAATGTCGTAGCATTGCTTGAAATTGAGCGGCTTATTTCTGCTCTTGGATTATTATAACAGTCATAGCACTCTCCCTCATAATAGCTGCTTGAATCAACTTCATTCCAAAGAATGGAAGAGCCACAATTACAAGTAGTTAGTTCTTCATCACCACAATCTTCACAAGCATAGTTACCCGTGTTTTCACTGTCACAATATGCTGTTTCTCTACCGAGATTTATTATCTCTTCACAGCAATCGCAATTTACATAATCACCGCTTTCATAACAAGAGGAACATATTTTGCCGTGACTAACAGTTATACCATCTTCATCATCTGAGAGCGACTGACAGTCAGCACAATTATAAAATTCTTCCATACAAGGTTTGCATACTGCTTCATAGTCATCAGTAGATTCTATATCAGCAGCATTTACTTGTTCAGAACAGCGTTCACAGTTTATATTCGGCATTCATTTCCTCCATTTTTCTCGATTGCTTTACGAGGAATAAGCAGTGGTTTCATTGCATATAAAGACTCGGTTGAGCGTAATTTGTCGGAGTTAAAGCCAGCATCGGAGAAAGGTATGCAAATAACCATTTTGTTGCTCACTTTAACTCTATCGACCATTGCTCTTATCATCGTCTTTTTGTCTGATACATTCTGCCGTCTACACGACTCTTATCTTTGCTGTATTCATTCTTGCCGGATATGCCACCATTGACATAACCCACACCGGAATGCTTTTTAATATCATTTAATACTGCTGACTCATTAACATCTTTGTCAGCAAGTGATTGGAACAACTGCCGTAGGAAGTTGTCGATGTCCACGTGTGACAGAGTCTGCTGGTTTTTCTCTAACCAAATAGCAGCACATTTTCTTATTGAATGACTCAGTGCTGTGTCTACGGGATATAAGTTAAGCATTGGCCTTGTTCCCTTGAGCCTTGTCATATAATTACTCAACTCAACGAGCATTCGGTCAGTCAATGCTGGTGCATCACTTGTCATATTTGCTCCAATAGTCTGCGAGCGGCCCGACCACAACATCTGGCTTAAATGGACACGGTATAGCTGCTGTGTCAGTTTTAAAGCAACTACATACAATGCTGTGAACTAATCCCTCGTGAATATGCCGAGCTTGTCGATACCGCTGTATTTTTGGGACTGGATGCTGATAGTGTTTCTGGTCTTGCGCTCTGTTACCACTAATTGGGTAAGCATATTTCTTCTCAATAGCCTGCTCTCTTTTCATCTTAGCTACAGCACGTTCATAAGCGGCATATAATTTATCCACTATAGTGCTGGGCAATAGATTTAGAGCACATCCTACTGATGCTTCTATTTCATTTTTTGCTTTCTTTGTCATTTGCATTTTGCTTTCCTACTTGTAAAGCACCAATCTTTTTTTTACAGAGTGCTTACAAGTATATCAGCAGAGACGAGATTTTATATAAAGATATGGTTGAGCGGTTAAAAATCGCGGGTGCTATACGTTATGCCTTATATACACTAAGCAAGAACTTATATAGAACCAGCACCATATAAGCACAGGGCTTAGTAGAGTATGCTTATCATTTGTTTAGAAGCATATGTTAAGATATATTGTGCTCTAGTATCACTAAGCAAGATATATTAGATATGAACTCTATTGAGCAATAAGAGAGAGAGTGCCCTATTATGCTCTTAATCATACGTATGCTATAATTTGTCATTAAACGTATGCTTTGGGACCTTGTGTTAACAAGCACACACACACCCAAACCAGTTCAGCAAACTAGAACCAGTTTAGGTTCAGTTTCTCATTGAGCGTAACAGTTGTTGGTGGAGAGCCACGTAAATGTGAGCAGAGCAAGTTTGCAAGAGGTGCTCAAAAAAAAGGGGTTGATGAAGCATTTCCAACACAGCACCCTGATGTAGGTGCTCACACAATTAGAGCAACCTTTCTCACTTGAGCACACCGATGAAACCTTGAGCACCGCGTAAAGATACGGCACATCATAAATTATGCTTTGAGCAGCGCAAGCGCGTGATGCTTACGGCAAGGCACTTCTTAGCACGACAAAAAATTTGAGCCAGTTTAAGGTCTTAGCTCAGGACCACGTTTGGTGTTTGGTGAGAACTTGCTTAGACTCAGGTTTTCTTACTGAGCCCTATATTTCTTAAGGACGTTCCTTCTTCTTGTGCGTTTTCACGCATTGTGCTGCAATTAGGATGACATCTGCCTTCACGCATACATTGACAAGTGTAACAGTTATCTGTTTTTGATTCATTAAAGGATGTTTCACAGAATTCACAAACTTTCATATTCTATCCTCATATATTCTAGCCATTACTCTTTCTACGTTTAGATTGTCAACAGACATCCAAGAGTCACAACCACATTCTTTACAAGTCATTGGGTCTTTTTCTTCTTGTCTCTCTATCTCTATTCTTAGGTCATTCATACCTGTCTTTTCGTTTTCCATACATTCTTTAAGGAAATGTTTACTCACAGTCCCTACCATATTTCTTTCACAGGATGCAGAGATTGTAATGACTACACTCCTTGAGTCTTTCTTTCTGATTGTCATTGTTCCCATCCTGAATCATTATCATTAGGTTGACCTTCATCCATTTCTATGCACATTTTGAGGTATCGTTCTTCTGCCCTACCTAAACGTTCTTCCCATTCTGAATCGTCTACCATACTTCCTCTGTTATGTAATCTATTACTCTGGACATATTCTTGATGTCTAGTCTGTTGTATGCACTGATGAATCCTTCTTCACAGTATTTATTATATTTCCCGTTAAGATAGTCAGTATCTATGATTGTCTCTTTCATTCCGTAGAATATTCTACCAAACTCTCTCTTGTTCAGTCTACTTAACTTTTGAATCTCTCCTATGGTTTCAGCAACTTGAGTTCTGGCCTTGTTTTGTTTTGTTATTAGTTCTTCTTTGATTTTTGTCATAATTAGTTATAATTTAAAAAAGGTTTGGGTAGGAATCGCCTACCCTACGATTTTCTTACAGACTTTTAAGGATTTATTTCTTAGACTCCTTGATGTCGAATTCTATGTCTTCTGTTGACTCACGTGCAGATATCATAGCTTGCAATTCCTCTACAGTTAAAGAAGATAATACTTCAGATTTCACAGATTCCCTTAAAGCAGCTTGTTTTGGAGATTCTTTACGTGTCCTAGTTGCACTCGTAGCTTTGATTTCTGAGTCCCACTTATGGACGAATTGTCTTTTTACTTCCCAACTTGGTGCCATATCTTTCTTGATTTGAATCCATTCTTTTAAACCCATTTCGGTTAATTCTTTTTGAGTTGATGATTCAAGAAGTGCAAAAAATCCTTCTGCACCACCGAATAGTTGTCTGGAGTTATTAGGTCTGTGGTTAGTTAAATAACCTCTGTGATAGGAGTCACCATTTGAGGCAGTCGAATTATCATTGTATCCGTATGCCTTATGTAGATACTCTAATCCACCCAATATTGGTTCACCGTTCTTATCTTTCAATCCTGCAGACGAATAGTCTCTTAGGTTGACGTAACCACGATTTCCATTTTCTTTGCCTTGCCCTGCGTAGGGCGGTCTGTGCTCTAGTTCCACTTCAGATACTGAAGGAAACTCTATAGATAGTTTTTTATTCATTTTTTATCTCTTTTGGTCAGTTCTTATAAAGTCACGCATTTGACCTGATACGTGGTCTTCTAAACAACTCTCGCAGAGCTGTGTCTTGATATTAGCATTGTGATTAATAGTTACTCTCATATTACATAGGGTGCAATAGTTGGTTGTTATTAAATACATTATTTGTTCTTACTCCAACAGGAGTGACAGTTAAAGGAATATCCCTTATTTGCCTCTGACATAGTAGTGTTACACTCTACACAAAGGAACTCAGTAGTGTCTTCCCACTGAGGCCCTATTTCTTTAAGGAATGTCTTATAAGAAGTCATATGACACCCCCAATCTTTCTTCTACATACATCAAGAACTGTGCTAGTTCAGGTATAGTTGTATGTTGTTCATAGTTTATCCTAGTCTGATTACCTATACCATCTGTATAGTATTTCCTAGTTCTTTCTGCCTTTTTCTGTAATGAATACAGTTTAAAGTAGTTGGCCAATTCTGGGTGTAGTTCTACCCTCTTGACTCTGCCTATCGTTGGATTGATAGTGTTTCCACTTACATCCAGTTTCATTTGTTTTTTGTTCATTTGTTCTTACCTCTTACCAATGCAATCCTCAATCAATGCCATCCAAAGTTTAAATTCTTTTCCTTCTACAGTCTCAGGGTCTTTTGCCTTCTCCCAATATACTCTAGTCTTTTGTTGCAGTTTCAACATCTTTTCTACTGCAATGTCTTTCTTCCTTGTCACTGTAGTTCCATTTTTATGATACTCACTCATCACTTTAGTTATGAGTAGTAATCATACCTCCCCTCTAAACTACATAGTATCTTATCTTTAACTCTATGTCCACCCCTTCACACAAACACTAGAATATTTTGAGTAAGGCAGATATGTTAAAAAAAAATTGGGGCTAATTTTTGAATGTTCTACTTATGTCCCCCACAGGTACAATTGTGGTGCCCGTGTTTACAGTTACATATTCGCAGTAGTTTCCAGTATTTTGGTTTAGTCATAATAAAAGGTGAGGTCTATTTTTTGCCGCGGACCTCGACGCGTGTTTGCATTCTAAATTACTTAGTGTTATCGAGGGCAGTTTTAACTTTCCCTTTAACCAAGGATTTTAGTTCGTCGTCCTTTTCATCCCAAGCTGTTAAGACTACTTTTCTTAGAAGTTCATCTTTCACTTGAGCCTTGAGTGTTTCGTCTAGTTTGTTATAGGCGACTTGCTGTGCTTTAGTTAGATTTTCTTCTAGTAGAGCTTGGATTTGAGTATCGTATTTTTTCAAATACTTATTCAAGATTGGCATAACTAAAGCTTTGATAGCTGGGTTCGTATAACATACGAAAGCTACTAAAGCTCCGGCAAGTGCCAAAAGTCCAAGAACTAAGGGTTCTTCTAACAGACCACTTTCTTCTACCGCTTCTAATAGAGCGGTGTTGTTTGCTGTTGTATTGTTCATTGTTCCTCGAGGTGGACCCGTCGGTATCTTATTCGATACCCATTAGGGGTCCTAATTAATATTACTTCTTCTTAGAATATATACCTTTGGGTGTACAGGGCTTTTTATAAAAGGCGCACCACTTACAAAGGGTTTGCGGAACCATTTCATACTGCTCAACGTCGTCCCCCCTTTTCTTTAATTCGTCGTGTATGCCTTTGATGAGTTCCCGCGCTTCTTCGATAACACCATCGTTTATAGCCACAAAGTAAACGTCGTCGTACCGCAACCAATCGATGCCCGCGAATTTTGGGCGTACCCCGGTTTCTTCTTGATATAACAGGGCGTATATTATTAACTGGCGATAGTAATCGTCAGGTAACCAGCTTCCGTAACGCTTACTGGTTTTATAATCAACGATGGAGATATTACCCTCGAAATCTTTTTGGATAACATCTATAATGCCCATTATTTTAAATTCTTTATTATGGACACGCATCTCAGCGAATGTTGGTTTAAGTTGTTTGAACGCCATATCTTTAGAACGCGCGACTTTCCAATCCATTAGTTCATACAGTTTCTTTTCGACACGAGTACAGAAGTTGACCAAAAGGTCGATACTTTCCCGTTCCATAACATCGCCGTCGATGGCGGGGTTCTTCCATAACCACGGCATCTTTGCTTTACGAGCAGTCCATCTTTTATTAAATTCTAAAACAGCCCACTCCGCTGGTTCGCCGTTTCGCCAACGACTAGGGTACTTGAATTCCTTTTCGAATATATCCTCAAGTATTTCGTGAACTATAGAACCACGAAACAAATGTAATGTTAATTGGTCAGGGAGTTTTTCGATATACTTATGGTAAAATTGACGTGGGCATTTTAAAAAAGTATTTATCTTAGAGGGCGACAAACGGAACTCGCTTGGCGTCCAATCTATTTCTGTATCATTTTCTATGTCATATTTGACAGTGTACGTGAACTCTTCTGAGTCACTTTGAGTTTCTTTCATATTTTTTTATCAGGGATACTTTCTATATAAAGGTTGTGGGATTACTGCATACGTTAAGCAAAGAAAGCATATGTTAAGGTACTTTAGTACTATATAGTACTGTATAATAGAGCTCTGGGGAAAATCTTTATAAACAAATACAACGACATAAATAGTATGGCGCGAGATGATTACGGTGCAATTAACGTTATTTCAGATGAAGAGCGAGAAGCATTAGGGCTCGGAGGCCCTCGACCAGATGAAGAAGAAGGTCTTTTCGAAACCATTGGTAAAGCAGGAGATAAACTAGGCGAGACTAAATTTGGTAAAAAGATTGGTTCAATTCTAACAGTAATTATTTTAGCGATGTTCGGAAGTGGTACAGCGGATTTAGGTATGTTGACAGATTTATGGGGCGAAGAAGAAGTGGGACCGGTAGGCGGTTGTATGGACCCGGGGGCTATAAATTTTAACAACAAAGCTACGTTTGATAATGGGAGCTGTGCCTTTCCACCACCTGTAGTTTATGGGTGTACTAATCCAGATGCAGAAAATTATAACAAGGAGGCAACTCACGACAATGGGCGTTGTCAATTTCTTGGCGGCCCAGTCGATAACAACACAGGTAACAATGAGACCCAGACCAACGAAACAATTTATGGGTGTATGGACATAGACGCAGAGAACTACAACGACAGAGCTGAAGAGGACGATGGGAGTTGCGAGTACGAAGAATACGAATGTGTAGCCAATCAAACTTATTTTTACAACGGTATGCAGTATGGAAACTACTCTAGGGAAGATAATACCCTCAACATCACAGTAGATATAGACACAAATTGCGACCAAGAAGATTTGCCTGTGATGGTGACATTCGACGTTGGGCACATCAAGGTAGAAGACAATGAAACTGTATGGAACGGGTATATGTGGACTGACCATTTCTACAACGTAACAGGTTGGGAATCTAACGAGTATACAATGACTTCTGGTCCAGAATACTTTACAGAACCTTATACTGGATGGTATATGGTATATGTCAATCTTTATGCAGATTACGGCAGTAATGGCACTTATGAATGGGTCAATTACTTTTACATCCCTGAGATTATTCTGGAGGAGGAATGAGTGATATTCGATACGATTACAAATATACTGTTGATAGTGATAATAACTTTATTAGCTGTTACAGCGACAACCTTTATTATACTGATGATTGCATATATACGGAAGTTACTGTCAGGTATCAAATTACCGACAATCAAACTTCCACAAAAGGAACAAAAAGAAAAAAGGAGGACTGAAAATATGAGTAAAGAAGCAAGAGAAGGAACTACATTTAACGATGTGTTTATGTTTATGATTGCCGTACCACTAGTCTTACTCTGGGTTGGGTTTGCAGGGTTCGTTATACATAGCGGACTTGGTAAACCTGAAGTTCTTGACAACATTGAAGCATATACAACTTTGATAGCTATATTAGGTGGGCCAGCCCTTCTAATTATCAAAGATGCCCTAGATGTTTGGAAACAAGAACAAGCAGAGAAGACAGCATTTTACAAAGTGAAAGCTCAAGCAGTTATCGATTATAACGATGCTGTATTGAAACAAGCACAAGATGTAGAGAGCAAAGCACAAGACCAAGAGCATAAGATGGAAAGCAAAAAGTGACCGAAACATTTATATGTTAACGTAACGTAATTTGTTTAGAGGTTAATTATGACACAATTACACGCAAGAGAGAAACCAGCTCCTAAAAGAGACAGACACGGTAATATTATACTAGAAGCCCCACTACGTGAGGCACCCCTAGTTGAAGAAAAACCTGAAGTTAAACCTGAAGTTAAAGTACCAGCTAAAAAGAAAGCTGCTAAAAAATCAAAGGGTAAAAAATGAACGATTTCGAACAAGAGGAGTTAGTTAAACAAGTTGAAGGACTTCATCAACAAGTAGAATACTTATTAGCTTGCTGCGAATCGTGTGATAATTGCAAACCAGTTAAAAAAGCTAAGAAGGAGAAATAAATATGGCAGAAACTAAAAAAGAATTCGAAGACACAAGAGATGCAACTGATACCGGAGACTTATTTTTGGGTGGTAGAGTAGAAACCAAAAATGTTAACGCAACTGAAGATAAATCTAAGTTCGTAAAAAGTCCTAGTACATTATCTAGTTCAGCTACTTCAGGTTAAACATAATGGCTAGTTCTGTAGTTCAAGGACGGGAATCAACTGCTTCAAGTTGTATAGTCGCTATGAATGTGGCTATCAACGCTTTGACCATTACTAATGTATATGCTCAAGGAATAGTGAAAGTTGGTTCTGGAGAATACAGATACTACTTTATTTATAATTAAGGATTGATAATATGGCACCAATAAAGAAAAAAGCACCCGCAAAAAAGAAACAAGCGGCAGCTAGAAAAAAACCGGGTGGTTCTAACGTAGGTAAATACAAAGGAGTAAAAGCCTTTGCAGGGCCTTCAGGAGGAGCACCAGCAGGTAGTTTCCCAATTAATACATTAGCAAGAGCTAAGTCAGCACTGAAGTTAGCTCATAACGCACCACGTCCTGCAGGGATTAAACGTGCGGTATTCAAGAAATACCCAAATTTAAAACCTAAATCAAATGGTAAAAAGAAAACTACTAAGAGGAAAAAATAATGCCTTACGGTAAAGGGACATACGGTAAAAAAGTTGGAAGACCTAAAAAGAAGAAGACCACTAAAGGTAAAAAGAAATAATGGCTCCAAAAAAGGAAACTACTAAAAAACAAAAGAAAGGTAAACCTATACGTAAAACAACTAAAGGTAAGAACGCTAATTATAGACCAACGAGTAAAGGCGCTGGTATGACAAAAAAAGGTGTAGCTGCATACAGAAGGAAGAATCCGGGAAGTAAATTAAAAACAGCAGTTACAGGTAAAGTTAAGAAAGGAAGTAAAGCAGCTAAAAGAAGAAAATCCTTTTGTGCAAGAATGAAAGGAGTTAAAGGACCAACTAGTAAAGGTGGTAAGTTAACTAGAAAGGGTGCGGCATTAAAACGATGGCGTTGTTGATATGATGGAAGATAAAGTAGAAGAATATGAAACTCGTTTGAGACAACGTGTAGGCGAAGGAGAATATGAACGTCATAAAGAACTTGTACGTCTTTTGGCAAGAAATCTTGTTATTGAAGACCTGTTGTGGGAAGAAATTTCTATATCTATTCGGGATGTTAACGCTCGAACAAAGTTATTGCAACAGAGAAACCAGATTGTTAGGGATATTCATACTGAGTTCCGCGCTCTTAATATTGAAATACCTACTTTAGTAGAAGAGAAGACCGAAAGTTTTATGAACTTCCTAGGAGATTTAGAAACAGATGATACCAGTAGCGAATCAGACGAAGGAATTGAAAGCAGCCCTTAGTGGCCAAAACAAGTTTGACTCACAAAACTTATCAATTTTTTTTGCAGAAGTAAGAAAGAACGAAAAGAAGATGGAAAAGTTGGTTAGAGCATTTTGTGAAACATATTTATTAGACAAACAACAAAGACCATTGAGGTTAAGACCTCTTCAAATGGACATTATAGTTAAATCATTAACTTATCCAGATGGAGACTCAAGTAAACAAAGAAAGTTAGCAATCTTAGCACCTAGAGGTAGTGGTAAATCTTGGGCATTGTCAGTAGCAGCCGTAATATTTATGTTTTTTAATAGATTTAGGGATTTAGTATTTGTATTGGCACCTACAGAAGACCAGTGCGCCCTGATTTTTGACTATTGTTTACGACATTTCAAAGATAATAAATTTTTAGACAGTTTAATATCTAATTATAAGCTACATAACAAACCTCATATTAAAATGAAAGGCGGAACAATCCTACGTAGAGCACCTGTAGCACCCTCAAATCAAGGACAATCCATTCGCGGACAGCACCCAACACTTTTAATAGTAGACGAGTCACCTTTAATAGCAGACGAGTTGTTTATTGACAATGTTGAACCAGCTATCGTCGCAAATAAGGCTCCATTTATTAATCTTGGGACACCAAAATCCAAAGAAAACCATATGTACCGTTATTTGTTTGATGAAGGGTATCAAGATACGTTTACAAGGTTACATTACACTTGGCGAAATGCAATTACTAAGGGTGAAGCATATTCATCACCGTATGATGAAGAAGAAATGTTAAATAAAATGACAGAATGGGGTGAAGACTCCATCCATTGGAAAACAGAATACGAATGTGAATTTGTGGAAAGCATATCAAATGTATTTATCCCAGAAAACATAAGAAGGTGTTTTGAAGACTATGAACTCATCACAAGAGAAACCATCGGAACCATTGGAGACACAGGAAGTAATAATTCTGTCGCTGTTGACATTGGCAAATCTGTTAATTCTACTGTTATTAGTGTATGGCGCACTGAAAAAACCAATGACGGAAATATTGCACGACTTTTATACTTGGAAGAAATCGGTCCAAAGTCTGGAGGTCACGATATACCTTATCAAAGGCAACGTATTATGGAAGTGGCTGATGATTTTAACGCAGCTCGTGTTATTATTGACGCTACAGGTATTGGAGGTGCGGTCGAACAAGATATAAGGGTAGAATGTATTCCAAGAAGTATACATTTCTTACCTTTTGTATTTACTGGAGGACCGAGGGGGTCAAAAACTTATGCTTATCGTGATTATGTATCATTTGTTCAAAAAGGTATTATTAAAGTACCAAATGTTGACGTTCAAGAAGGAGAAGCCAAAAAATTGATGTGGAAATGGTACAGAGAACACATAGATTTAACATATGTGATGGATTCTACCCAAAAAACTGAAAAGATTTCAGCACCTAACGGAAAACACGACGATTATTGTGATAGTAGTGTAATGGCGGTTCATTCAGCTCTTTCAATGCTTCCTGCAAGCGCTTCTTTAACTGGAGCTAGTATCAGAAAAAAAAATAGCGCTTCTAGACCTACTAGAAGTGGCAGAACTGGGTTAATTAGTACTGGAAGGCGCTCTTTAAACCCTAATCGAAGGTTTATGAAGGGCATTTGAGACGAACCTTTAAATATATCATACGACTATTTATTATTTGATACCAATGGGTCTTGGTGATACAATACGCCGCATTTTTGCTGTTACAGGAAGTAATCCGAACACTCCGGAAGACAAACCACGCAGCTTTGGTGACGGTGTAATAAGAAGATTGAAACTTTCCCACAGTCAGGGAGCAAGAAATTATGAGCAGCACATAGGTGACAATAGAACCTATATGAATGTTTATTTATCAGACCCAATAGTACGTTCTTTGATTGACCTTCCTTGTCTTTACGCCGTTAAAGACGGATATGACATTGTCACGGAAGATGAAAAATTAAGAGAAAAAATAGAGAAGATGTTTGTTGATATCAATATTGATATGACAATCTACGGTTGGCTACGTAATGCTCGAATCTTTGGTTCCGGATATTTAGAATGGACTGGAGACAACCTAGTTTTGCGTTCTTCTCAAAATATGTATGTTAAAAGAAACGAGCACGGTCAGGTAATGTGGTATTACCAATCTGTTGGTGCAGACCAAGAAGATGTTCGTTTTAATCCTGATGAGATAGTAGAATTACAGAATAACCCTTTTGATGATTACGCGTACGGGCTTTCTGACATACATACTATTTTATACTTAGTAGACCTTAAAGATTATGCAGAGCGTGACATTGGTGCCGCTCTTAATAAATATGCGGTCTCTCGTTTCGACATTTCCTGCGGGTTGCCTGATATGCCCTATGGTCCTGATAAGATTAATGAAATTGTTGAAACATTTAATACTTTAGAACCCGGTGAAGATATAATTCACGGTAATGATATTGAAATTAAAGAACTAGAAGGCACAGACCGAGCTTTCGAGTACGGTAAGTACACAGACGACTTATTAGATAAAATACATATGGCACTTAAGGTACCAAGAACTATGTGGTCTAATCCTGCAGAGGCACGACCTATTTTCGAACCTTACGTAAAGTATTTACAAAAAGCAGTTGAATCATCAATTAACTCACAACTTATGCCACAATTAGGCGAAGATGCGAGATTTGTATTCAGACAATTGAATGTAGAAGACGCATTCACTAAAGCTAAGACTGATATGATATATCTATCAGAAGGAGTGTTAGCATCAGGAGAAGTAAGGGCAGAAAGAGGACTTGACCCTAATGGAACTGTAGAAATGCAACCTACTGAACCTAATGTAAACCTTAGTGGCGGTAAGAATCAAGATAAATCAGAAGAAGGTAAACGCACAGAACAAAGACTATCTAAAAACAAAACAGGAAACAGAAAGGGTAATGGCGTTAAGAAAGAACTGATTATTGAGGAGAAAGTATGAGTACGTACCAAAGATGTATATCAGAGTTAAGTCCCCGACTCAAAAAAAGAGGGATAGAACAACCTGAGACAATGGCTCAGGGTATGTGTCTAATGTGGGCAGAAGAAAATGGTCAGGAAAAGGAATTTGGAATCACTAACAGCACTGAGACCCAAAGAAGTTTTGCTATGGATTTCAAATTAGATGTTGAAAAGATTAAACAATCTGACAACAAAAAATCCGATATGTGGGAATTTCCTATTAAGGCAATTACCTCCGGACGCCACGACTACGAAGTTGAAGGCGATGACCAGAAGGTTTTCATAGAACCTAGCATTCTGAAAGAGAGTTTAGACTCTTTTAATGAATTGCCTATATATTACACTCACCAAAGGACGCCCGAAGATTTAATTGGAAAGGCGATTAATCCTAAGATTGAGGAATTAGAAAATGGAAAGGTAGCAGTTACAATGACGGCTCAAGTATTTGAACCAACAGAGAGAACTGCACAAGTGATAGAAAAAGTAAAAGACGGTGACATCACCCACGTCAGTATTGACTGGTTTTCAAAAGATGTCGATGTTATGGGTGATTCATATGCCACTAACATCAGGCCGGTTGAGGTTTCGTTTATAGACAACGAGATTGCAACACCCGTCTGTGGGGAATGTACGATTGACACGGAATGTGGTACACACACTGAAAGAGAATTTGCAGCTAAGGAAAATTGTGGTTGTGATGGACATAAAGAAGATGCGTGCCAATGCACCCACGACGGTGAAGAAAAAGAGGTAGATAATATGAGCGAAGAAGTTGTAAAAACAGAATCTGAAAAGATATTAGAAAGAGAGTTTGCTTCATATAAGAAACAACTGGAAGATGTTTCGTCAGCCCACAGTGAGTTAGAAGGTAAGTACAAAGAGGCAATTGAATCTTTAGATACTTTCAAAAAAGCAGAGGAGGAAAGACAAATTGTCGAAGCTACAAGAATTAAGAAAGAGCTTGTAGGCAATGTCATTTCCAAAGAACTGTTACTTGGAAGAATCAAAGAAGATGCTGAAACAGTACGTGCTGAAGAATTAACTAACTGGGAAGACAACAAACTTTCAGGTTTTTATGAAGCATTAGAATCTATGCCAATGCCGGAAACCGAAAAAACTTTTGGTAAAGGTATTGTAAAGGATTCGGAAGAAAAGGCCATTGAGGCCGAACCAGAAGTAAATCGTTTGTTTTCGATGGAAAACGGCAGAATGATTTACAAAGGAAAAAAATAAATAGAGGAAATTAAATATGGCAGACGAAATCATAGTTAATGATGGTGGAGCTCCGGCTCGCATCATACCGTTTATTGCAAATGAGACAATTGCAGCTGGAGACTACGTAGGATTAAAAGCTGGCAATGGTCAAGTAATAGCTACGTTAACCAGTGGAAACATTGGAATTGGTGTAGCACTTACAGCAGCCACCTCAGGCAATATAGTAAACACGGTAACAGGGAAGGGAGTAGTTCTGAAGACATTTTGTTCAGGAGCAATTAATCCCGGAGCACGACTGTATTTGGCAGGTTCAGAGATGCACCTCCAAGCAGCACTAAGTACAGCAGCGTCAGGTCAAGCTGTCGCAACGTATTTAGAGACAACAGCATTAGTAGCTGGAGCGGGCGCAATAACCCTCCAGAAGGTAATGTTCTAAGGAGATATAAAATATGGTAACAGCACAAGAAGGACTTTTAACGTCCAATAATACTGGTTCATACGCAGCAACAGGAGGCACAGGAGATAGAGTCCTTATAGATTATAAAGACGCACTTATCGATTATCGAACAACCGATATCCCTGCAGTTTCTTTGTTTACTGAACGTATGACCACAGAAACCGGTGGAGACATAGATATTACATTTGGTCTTCCATCAATGGTTATGGAACAGATAGACGAAGGTTCAACACCTAAGTACCAACACACCAAAATGCGCTCTGAGAGAGTAGCAGTAAGGGAGTGGGGTATTGCAGTAGGTGTAACCCGAAGAATGATTGAGGATTCACGATTCAACGAAGTTGAGTTGTCCCTTAATGAAGCACGTCGAGCAGTAGACAGACATTTGGAAAAACACATTGTTTATGCCTTATTCGGTCTAGCTGACTCAACACTAGGTACAGGATTAGGTGGAGCAAACATTGGTGTTGCTTCCGCTGAAGGACCTGCAACATCCTCTATTACAGATTTTTCCTCCAATATATATGGTGGATTTATCGGTAGTGGTGGTGCTGTAGGAACTGGAAGACTGTACGACTACGGACTAGCTTCTGCAACACAACTCCAAAAGAGTCACTATGTAGCAGCAACAGTCGCAACCGCTGGTAAACTAAGATTAGCAGATTTAACTAACGCAATCGAGTTAGTTGGAAATATGGGATACAACGCAGACACAGTATTCATATCACCAACTCACTACAAGTCGTTACTTGACTTAGCTGATTTCACAGTTGCTTTGCACGCTCACAGTGTAGTCAATCCGGGTCCACGTGACTCTGGTGGTCAAATGGGACCATTAGAGAACACATCTGGTGATGGATTCATCGGTACTCTGTATGGTTTGAAAGTATACACTAGTGCTTGGATACCTGCCGATAGGTTCGGTGTCTTTGATACAAGTGTAAAACAGATGGCATATGTCGAAAGACGTGCGCTAACTGTTGAAGAAGCAAACCCCGGTTTTGGAATTGTCGGTTCTTATATGTCTATGAGATACGGACTTAAGGTCATAAGACCTGAAACTGGTGTAATAGTAATTAACGTTGCTTAAACAGAATAAAATCAGCTCTTAGGAGCACGGTAAACAGTTGGAGGTCTGTTCAAAACCTCCACAATCTTTTTTAACCTACGTAGCGTAGGTATTATATATGCCATTTTCAAAAAATTATTTACCACACGGAAAAGCCAAGGTAGCAAGCCAAGGAGCTAATTACTATACCTTGACAGGTACTTTAGGTGATAACAATATATTAACAGGTAGTTTGAGTAACGGAAGCCAATGGAGTGTAAATTTATCTAGTTTAGCTGGCGGTGGCGGAGGCAGTGGTACAGTTGCACCATCTCCTCAATATGAAGTTCCTTTTTATTCAGTAGCTGGCACTAGTGATACTATCACAGGTACAAGTGCAATTATTTTTGATAGTACTAATAAAACACTTAATTTAACAACAACTGAAGCTGGGGCATATTCATTAAAACTAAAAAATAACAATAGTTCTTCTGTAGTTAACGGTTTATTGATTGCTGATGACGCTGATGGTTCTCGATTAGCAATCACTCATAGTAATACTGACAACGAAAATAACATTTGGGGATATGAAAACATCCCTATGAAGTTTGCTACTAACAATACTGAAAGAATCCGAATTGCTGGTGGAGGTAATATTGGTATTGGCACTACTATACCTAATGAACTATTAGATGTAAGTGGTAATCAAAAATTATACGGACATTTAGAAATAACGGGAGCTGTAACCACTAATCCCGGAAACAATCACCTTTGGGCTTCTGGTACAGGATTGTACTGGGGTGACCAAGAGGTTTACGTTAATCAGCCGGGCACTGGAGAAATAACAGGTGCCGGTACGGCTACTTACATTTCTTATTTCGACGGAGCACAAAACGTTACAGGAACTGCGGATTTTGTAAGAAAAGCTACTGGAATTGGTATAGGAACTGATGACCCAAGTTATAAACTAGATGTTCGAGGTGCTTTACAAGTTAGTGGTAATATTTATCATAAGGGTGGTCCCGGTACGTGGATGCAGAGTGTTAATGGAAGTAATGGCAAATGGCAATTATTCCAAGGAGCTACACAAAGAATTATAGGTTCTAGTGGAGAGTTCCAATTTGCAAATGATATTATAGTAGATAGTAATTTAATTGTTACGGGTACTTCTACATTAACAGGTATAACAACATTAGGTTCTGGTGCAACTACAGTTACCCCGGCTACAGGAGACAATAACACTAAGTTAGCAACTACAGCTTGGGTAAAAAATCAATCTTACGGTAGTGGAGATGGTACAATAAGTGGTTCTATAACAGACAACCAAGTAGCCTTTGGAGCTACTACAGCTGATAGTATAGAAGGCAGTGCTAACTTTACGTTTGATGGCACAGATGTTACAATAAATAATAAACTTTATTTCGGAGATGACTCTAATGATTATATACAACTCTATGGTCCAAGTAATCGATTTGATTTTATAATAGATGGCAGTCCGAGATTACACATAGATGCTGGTACTTTATTTTCGGAGGAGAGTGGCGGTCCTTCTATGGATTTAACTCCCGGTCCAGCAGGTACAGCTAATTATGGTTTTGTAGGCGACACTAACACAGGTATGAGTAGAAGTGCGGCTGACACTTTACATTTACTAACTGCTGGTGTTTCAGGAATGACTATGGACAGTAGTCAAAACGTAGGTATAGGCACAACTTCACCTAATGCTAAATTACAAGTAGCAGGGGACGTTAAATTCGCAGATACTTCTAATAATGTACATTTAACTATTTCCGAAACAGGCACCAATGATGCTAAAATAGCAGGTGCAGCAGATATATATTATAATGCAGCCGGTGGACAACACTATTTCCAAAACGATGTAATAATACCTGATGCAGATTTAACTTTACAGGGTGCAAGTCGTTCTGTAACAGCTACTTCTTTCAACGGGGAGTTAGTAGGAACAATTGCTGCAGCTACTACAGCTACTACTCAAGGTGCTTCTGATAACAGTACTTTAGTAGCTACTACAGCTTATGTGACTACTGCGGTTGCAGCAAACACAGGAACACCCGGTGGTTCTACAACTCAACTACAATATAATAATGGTGGTGCATTTGGTGGAGTAGACGACTGGACTTGGGATGGAACTCATATGACCATTGCCACAGGCAGTAATTTAATATTTGGTGATACTAATAGATATATAGGAGAAAGTGGGGATAATTTACTCATCCGTAATAGCGAAACTAACGGTAACATTGAACTAAATGCCAAGAATGATATGAAGTTCTTTATAGATGGTGCACAAAAATTACATATGGATTCCCTAGGTCACGTGGGAATAGGTTTAACTAATCCACAAACTTTTAGCGATGTATTTAGTGTACAATTATCTTCTAATAGTGGATGGCCAATTGCTTTTACTAATGCAGCTGAAGATGTTACAGGGGCATTACGAACTGACCAAGGCGATAATTATATAGCTTTTGCTTCTAAAACTGAATCCGATATAAGATTTTTTTATAATGATGCGGAGGCAAACACAGCTTTGATTATTAAAGGTTCAGGAGCTACTGCTGGTAATGTAGGTATAGGTACAACTGCTCCCGGTTTACCTCTAACTGTTTCTGGTACTCAATATGATATGGCTAAAATAATTAGTAGTCATTCTGCTGGTGTCGCTTTATATTTAGATGCTGATGCTACAGGTGGTAGCAATTGGCACTTGCAATCTACTGCTGATGGTGCTGGTTCTGGTGGTGGAAAATTAGATTTTGTAGAAGCTGGTACATCCAGAATGATTATAGCAGGAGGTGGTAATGTAGGCATAGGAACAACTGCACCTTCTAACCTACTTCATATTGCTGGCCACGGAAATCCATTAAGACTTCAAGGTACTTCTACTGGTAAGGTAGAATTAGGAGTTAGTACTTCTGGAGACTTTACCATAGATGCAGATG